CCGTTAAAGACTGAGTCTGCTCCAAAGGCGGTAGACTTACCACCTAGTATGGATGAATCAAACGATGCTTCTCCAGGTGAGGCGGCTACCCCAAGCAAACCCTCACTGTAATCGTTCGGCTACGCTAGGAGTCGTTAGAGCCACGCTCAACCTAGCACTTTCCGTATAAATCCCAATTAGTTTTTAAGATAGATAACCAATCGTCCATAGTCATAACGGCTACAGCTTGGTTGTCGCGTACCCAATCAGGATTGATCGCGTACAGAGGTACACAAACTCGTATCGGTTTGCGGTTGTATTTGTAGATAAGTACGGGGATGTTGTCGTCGCAACTCGCACATACTTGTCTCCACCATTCAGGCTTTACCCAATCGCCTTCTTTGTAGAACTTACACTCTATCGCGTGGTTGGGTATTTGCAGATCGCAAAGATCTCGTTGTTGATATTGATCCAGGTTGCGCTTAGTTTGAAAGTCTATACCTTCTTCTACAAAGAAGTTATTGAGTATACGTACAACGTCTCTCTCAAACTGAGCGCCTTTGTTTCTTGAATTAATCTTGGCCATCTAAATCAAGTGTAACAACATTAGGACTGTTGTATACGGTTGGCTTTTCACCTTTCAGATGTCGCATATAAGCGTGTAGATGTTTCTCCATAGTCAGCCAAGCCACGTCCATTTGTTCGTTGGTTATCTTGAATACTTTACTTGCGTAAGGTTGTTTCTTTTCTTGGGCAACAAAGACAAACTCTTTGACTTTGTATCCCGCGGCTTCCATACCCCTTCTGTACCAGGCAGCTTGTTCTGCGTATCCGTATTTCAATACGGACTCTTTGAACGACTCAGGACTGCAAGAGTAGGTGGTTTTGTAATCAACCACGACTATCTCGTAATCTTGATGGGGGCCTTGCGGTTTGCAAATGATGTCAGGTCTGCACTTACACAACACGTCGTCTTCAAACCAATAGAAAGATGCCTCGGGTATCTTGCCGTCGCCGTCCAGGTACATCTTGCCTTCTTCAATCATATAGGCATCCATTTGATTGATCGCGTTCATATCGGATTCGTTGATAACGACTAAGCCTCTTTGTATGAACTCTTGTTTCATTTCTTTATTGGCTTTCGTATACGGGGATCCAAAGATCACGCCTACATTATTATGAAAGGCTTCGTCGCCCTCCACTAACATATAGTGAGCGGCAGTACCGAACTCCATTGCTTTGGTTGTTTCTTGCTCTACTTCAAGCGCGTGGATTTGGCTTTCACCAAACTTACGAAAGAAGCTGGAACTCTTACCCACATCAGAGTGGTAGAGTTCGTTAGGTATATCAAAGACAACAAGTGCGTTGCCCTTCTGGGTTGGTTCATATTGTTCTAATTCAGGTATCTGTTTCATTTTTTTCTCCATTAGAAAGGAACGTCATCGTCCCAAGTTTTTTCTCTATACACACGTTTGGTATCACCTTCTTTTTGTTTTAGTTCAAAAGCAGCTTGCTTCTTAAACATATCTATAAAAGGTGTATCTTCTTCATATTCTAACAAAGTGGTCTGCACCACTTTGTCGTTGTAAAGAGGTTCAGGCCAATAGCCTATATCATCTTTTATACGAAGCATATTTTGACTGATCGTTTCGCGTGGATTGTATTGAGGTCTTTGTATAGCTTGCCAATATTCTTTGATTGGTTTGAACTCCTGGTCGTCACCGACAAAGGTAATATCAAACTCAGTCTTATCGTAAGGAAGGTATATAAACTTACCATCCTTCTTTTTAAATGGGTAGCAACGAATGGGTTTACCTATTGTCATCTTTTAAGACCTCCTTGTAAGCCAATTCAAATACGCGGGGATGATGATGCAGTATATACATCATAGCCTCAGACATTCTATTAATAGATTGTAGGTCTATAAACAGTTCATTTATATGGTCTGGTTGGACTATACCGATTTGGTCCTTTGCCTCTTCAGACAGGGTTTCGTTGATTAAATTATTTAGTTCACTCATTTTTTTCTCCAAATGTTTAAGACAATCATAAACAAAAAACTTGCACGCGTAAAGAAAATATATATACTATCTGTAAATTACTTAGGAGAAAGTGAAATGGCAAAGCCAAAAATAAACGAAGAACAACTGTATAACGATTTCAATCTTGAACTGTTGGATGCAATTGAAAAAGCCGAACCTCTTGGGACGCCGATGATTGCACACTCGGGGTTGAGATTGTTTACTCAAATGGCTCTTGATTGCGCGCCAAACGAAATAATTGGATTGGGTGTTGTACTTGATACTATTAGAGACATTAAACGCGACGATGAGTTTGAGTCAGATGAGTAGTTCATACAAACCAAAAGAATACGTAGGCTATCAAGAGATATTGGATAACGTGAGATCTATTGTTACGCGTATTGCACCTGGTTGGGCGGCTACATCTATCGTACAAGAGATAGACGACTTAGAGACTACTATTGACGAAACCTTGTCAGGCCGCGCGGATATGGCGGAAGAGATGTTACGGGATGATTTTGAATAGCTTTTACATAACCACCGAACATCATACGGAACCTGTCGAGTATGGTTATCAAGATGCGGTTATACATGAAGCAAACAATTGGAAACTTTGGAAGCCGAAAGTATCGGATATAAAAGTCAGAACTAAATTAGATAAAGATGTTAAGGTTCTTGTCAGACGAGAAATACATCAAGATATATTGGAGTGTGAAAGTGAGTAAAATAAAAAAACTAACAGTAACTTTAAGTGACGGATACAAAGCCTCTTACGTCGTAGACAAAGACGGTTTTACTTGGAGTCCGCCATCAGATTTACCGCCAGAGAAGCAAAGAGCCTATTGGGACGAGCTATATGCGAAAGTGCAGAACAAAGGGAGAAAACACTAATATGCAGTATAATCAATCGTTGAAGAATCAATATGGGGGCAATATGAACGAAGAAGCCTTGATCGGGGAGATCGTATCGAATTTTAAAAAGCTGAACGAAGAGAACAAAGAATATGTCTTAGACAGTCTCAAGTTCATACAAGACAATCCTAACCTGGTGGTACTTAAAAATGAAAATGGTGAATAAGTACACTTGGCAAACAGTCTACGAAGTTAAACGAGGGAAGCGTTACAAGAAATACGTAAAGGTATTGACGCAACCCGACGACTCGAGAGAAGCACTACATACGGCTTCTATAAAATAATAGATATGCAGTTGCACTCTTTCTCCGTAAGAAGGTAAACAAATGGCTCGAGGTACAGTCAGCAACGAAGTACCTCACCCTTTCACAATAAGATATACTGTCGGTATGTCAGATTTAAAATTAGTAGATTTAAAGAAATACAGACGTAATCCCAGTCATATCGAAGGAAAAGAACGCTTGGACTCGTTGTTCGAGGATTTTGTTCATAGAGGCGCGGATCCCGAAATGGTCGCAGAGATGATATTCGCGTATGGCGTATGTGAAGTAATTAATTACGCATCTAAGCCCGAAAACGGCCTTGATTCGATTGCGCGGTTACTGTCGGAAAGTTTCGGGTTAGATATAGAGAGAAACGAGTATTTTGACCCCGAAATAACGGGTTTTGTCAGAGATGACGATTAGCGTGACAAAACTATTGGCTCTGAAACGTAGCTGTCAGGCACTTTAGGCGTTTTGTCAGTTTTGTCAGGGTATGGGGCTTTGTATGAAAGTGTGGATACAAAATGTAAAGAATGTAAAGGGAGGGTAAGGTAAAGTATGACAAAAGTACTATATATAGTAATAATATATATATAAAAAAATAAATATACCTTATAAATACAGGGTTTCGGAGGATTTATAGTTTTGTCAAGATAAGTGTGACAAAACTCTGACAAAACTAAATTAAGTATGACAAAACTAAAATCACATATCAGAGATAACTTAGAGCCAGAATACGTCGATTTGTTAGAATCGGAACTCGTTGTTAAACTAAGCAAACAATTTCCAGGAGCAAGAGTAATATGCCTGCAAAAGATTTAAGAATAAGACAAAGTGTTACTGTAGATAAAACCTTAGAAGAGGATGTCGAAGATATGCCTTTTGAGTACATGGATCCAAATGAGAAGCAACTGACTAAGAGACAAAGGTTATTAGTCTGGAACGCAGTCAACGATCCTCAATTGTCGTTTGCAGAGGCCGCTAAGAAGGCGGGATATAAGAATCCTATTGTTATAGGTCGGTATATGCGAGAAGGGAATAAGTATTCGCATGTACGTCGGGAGTATGAACGATTGATGTCGGAGGCTAAGAAAAAGTTTGAGCTAACGCATGAGAAAGCAGTCGAGGACTTGTATAAGCTACGAGATGATGCTTGGGGTCGAGGTGCATTTAACGCGGCTATACAAGCTCAAGGACTGTTGCTTAAAGTCGGGGGACTTATCG